TTAGCGGCAGTAATAATATCGCCTCTAGTTATTTTTTTAGGGTCTCCATACATAGCCGCTAGCTTTTTCTTTTTAGTTGTGCTTGCACCTGCTGAAAATGGATTTGGTTTACTACCTTTTCCTTGTCTTGGCATTCTAGCCTCTTTGGGTGGTCTCCCTTTTTTACTTCCGTATGTTCCTTTACCTTGTGGCATATATTTCTCCTTTATTTCTTTTTCTTTTTATACTTTTTATAGGTAGCCATCATAGTACCAGGCACGTCGCCTTTCATATATTGTTTTCCCATTTCAGCAAATTTACCTTTTTTAAGATTTTTTACTAATTTTTTTACTTTACCCCTATTCAAAGCTTTTTTATTTTCACCTTTTTTACCAGCAACATCTGCTTTATTAGGCCCAGTTTTCATTTTCTTTTTAGCCATTTTTCTCTCCGTTGTTTTTGTCATCTGACTTCTTGTTATCGTCATCTTTTGGTTCCTCTACTCTTACAGCGTCTCCGCCAATCTTTACTTTACCCATCTGAAAATCTACAGGTGGGGTCATTTTGTTATTTTCCATGAGTTCCTCCATCATATCTATTATAACAGACAAAGGGGGCACATTCAAGACCTGCCCCCCTCGAATCAGCTTCTAGGATGCCCATTGTAACCACTCTTTTTTAGGTGCCTTTGGTACGCCTTGTTGGGCGATTACAGGCACTTGAAAAGTCACCCCATATTCGGGATGTGTGAACCATAAAGCTTGTTTTGGTATCTCAAAAGCGAATCTATTACCCATCGCATACTCATCATAGCCTTTGAGTGAGCCATTAACAATAGCTCCTTTAATCGAAATATACTGATGGTAATGCCCCATAATAACATAATCAATGGACTTATTAAGGTTAGCATATTCCGACCTTACCTTTTGGACTCCACGAGCTATTGGGCCTAACATCCCTACAATACCAGTACCTCCTCTTACACCAAGCCTATCGCCGTGTGTGAGCAGATAACTAGTACCATATACTTTATAGTACGTGTCAAATCCAACAGGAATTTGAAATTGGACTCTGTCATTTTTAGATGCAATATAATGTTTTTCCAACATGTTATACAACAACCAATCAAAACTTAAATGAGCCGCTTCTTTGTTTCTATACTGCTGATACATACGAGAATGATTACCGTATGCAGTAGGTACAAAAACCTTACCGAATTTATCAGCTAATGTGTCTATTGTCCAGACTAATTGGTCAAATAATTCCAATACATGGTCTATGGTAGTTCCATCATTTGTTTCTGTCAGTTCATCATGTATAGTACCAGACATCATATCTCCTCCTAAAGCAAGAACAATGCCTGGATACTTTGGATTGACCATGTGATTTTGACATAAATCAATAGCAGTCTCTACAGTAGACTTCAATCGCGATTGCGAAATCTTCTTATCAAATTTATTTAAATTATTTACAGCGTCGGGTTTAACTACTTCACCATAGTGAAAATCACTTAGGAATAAAGTAGGAACACCTGGTGCCCCCTTTGCGGGTGATGATTTAATCAACCATTTAGGTGGTTTTGC